TGAATTTTTCTAACAACTCTCTGTCTTTCTCCCTGTCTTCAATCAGACCATTATATTTGTCGAATTTTCCGTTAAATTCAGTTAGTTGAGAAGTTAAATCTTGAATCATCTTAAATAAATCCTTATTAGAATACCAATCACCAGTCATCAACTTATCTATTTTATGCTTATTCTCTTTAGTGAGTTCTGATAACTGTTCAATTTTGTCTTTAAAATGACAGTCTTCTATATTATGTTCTTGCTCTGCCATAAAACCACCCCAAATTAAAAAAGCCACCCGTATATTAAAGGTGGCAATTATATAATATATTTAATTATTTATAGTCTTCCGCTTATCGAATCTTTATCTGCTTTAATTTTAGAAACTAAATTTTCAAATTCTTTACCTAAAGTTAAAGTGTATTTTTTACCTTCCTGAGTATATTCCTCTTTCACCTCAATTATTCTAATCATAGCCCTAAAAACTTCCGGATATTCAACAACTATAATATCTCCCAACTGAAAATCAACCCCATAATTATAAGGACCATAATGGTTGTACTCAACCTCAATTGAAGCGTTATTATTAATGTTAATTTCTAATCTGGATTTCATAATATTTTCCCATTTATCAAAAGGAAAGTTGTCTTCAAAATCAGAAAAGTTAAATTCATTTGTTAGCATTGTTTTTAAGAAATCTTTAACTTCAGTTTCTGTCCAATCATCATAGACACCGGCTGGTTCACCTGTTAATAGTCTCGCAACCAGTTTAGATACATCAAATGACCAACCATCTATCTCATCAGCAGTCACCACATCCAGCTTGTTCCTTATTATTGTCTCAATTTGATCTCTATTATAATTATTAACCAGATCACGTTCAGTATAATTAGTAATACCTGCTGCTATTTTTATTAATTCCTCTAAAGTCATTGTGCTAAATTGTGGTGTTTTAATATCTTTAAATTCTTCCCAGGTCCACTCTTTAAATTCTTCTAAATTCCAGGCTTCAAACTCCATCTCTTCAAATTTGAGTTTAGCTCTATCAAAAAGCTCATCTTCGAATTCTAGATCACGAGCGTCAATAAATAATTCGCCCATCTCCATACCAGTAGGTGGTTCTGATTCATCAATACCTAATTTCCTTTCTCCACCATAAAACCTAAAAGTAACTTTTTCACCAGTAGTACTTAATTTAGTATCTACCTCAATTCCAGCTCTTATTCTGTACTCAGTTCTTTTACCTAAAGGAATAATTTCATCATCCCAAGTTAGTGATTGAGTTAAATAAGATGTATAAACTACAGTATTTCCATCAGCAGCAAAGTTTTTAGCTCCAGAATCTTGAATGCCTCTATCTACATCTCCAATTACATAAACAGTACTTTCATCAACAACTCTTTCTTCCGTTAATCCATAGCCTATTTTTTCTACTCTATCTCCATCAGTAATACTTAAATATTTGTAATCATCATTTTGAATTTGCCATTCATCTGGAATTTCTTCTATAAATATCTCATTATCTCCAACTGAAATATCTTCAGTAATATTGACCGAAGTAACTTCAGCACTTTTCACAGGAAGTCTAATAGGCATTGTGTCTTGAACTGCTAAATCGTCAAAAGTCTGTGTAGTAGCAACATATTCAAAAAAGCCTTCAATGTCTCCTTCCCACAATTCCTTTTCATATGGTCCAGTTCTTAGTAAAGTTCCCGAAGTAAATGCCCCATCATCAATTCTAGAAGCTAAATTAGTCCTAACTATAGGAAACCAGGGTTCTAATTCTTGTTTATAAATTGTTTTTGCTTCTAAGTTCATACTAAAACCTGTATCTACTTTGTTAATATTAATATTAGAAGTTGTATAAAATTTTAAAGACATAGAAGCAATAGTACTTAGAAACGGATAGCCATTATTAAAAGATTCTAAGACTGACCAATGATTAGAACTATTATCATCAAAAATCCAATCCTTATAAGTTGTTTCAAACTTTATTGGATAAGTCATTTCCTCAGTAGTTCTACCTAATTGCCAGTCTTCTTGTAAATTGTACACCAAGTTTTCATTTATTAATGACTTATCATAATAACAGCCACTTCCAGTAGATTCTTGTGATGTAATAGATTTAAAAAAAGGTACTGATATTGGATTTTTAACAAGTAACCGAGAATTAGAAGCAGAAATATCTTTTTTTAACTCTTCAGCTTTGTTTACTATTAATTCATAAGGAGTATCTGACTCGGTTTCTTCACTATAAAGTGGTGGAGATATATTTTCTTCCACAGCAGTTATGAAATCAGAATATTTATAGAATATCCCATTTGGATAATCAACTGCATAATAAGATTTATTCAATAATATTGCTTGTCTAATTTGAGTATGCTCATTATAAGTGATTACTCCATCATTTTCTAACTCATGCAAAAAATATTCAATTTCTGTTTCCTTTCCATAATTTATAGCTTCTAACGTTTGTAGCTGGACACCGGAATTTGATCCTAAACTTCCAGCAAAATAACTATTTTTAATATAAGCGAAACCAATACACAAACCACTGACTGTAAGTGCTGTATCAGTAGTATTAATATTTCCTGTCATGTAGCTATTTTTTATAACAAGTTTACCCTCTCCAAAATTCCCACCACAGAGGCCAGCCCCATTAAAAGCTGTTTTTACACTGCCTTCAAAGGAACAATTTTCAATTATAACTGCTGCATCAGCCATTAATTTTCACCCCAGCTTATATCATTAATAGTGCCAATTAATCCGCCAGCTCCTACTGAAGTGATATAAGTTAAATTACTATCATATTCTCCAATAGTTTCTACGTGACAGTTAACTGCCTTTATATTCTTTAATTTTGTCGGTTTAGTATCAACAACATTTTCTCCAGTAGTATATCTAACCTTATTTATTACTAACCCACAGTTACTATCTCCTACTATATCGGCATTTTTGAAAATGATATCTCTTATTGTACCCCCCCTAAAGAACTCTATTAAACCACCATTACTCTGGTAATTCACTGTTATTGTGTGCCCATTTCCATATAAATCTAATGTTAAATAATCGCTATAAAGATGGTCAAGTTCCAGATACTGAGAATCAACAACACTATTCCAAAAATTACTAATACTAGGCAACCTATCAATTGTTATGTCATTAACTAATTCGAAAGTCATTCCTGGGCCAAATCTCATATTAACTAAATCTTCGGCAGTTGATATTTCTCTGTTAATTGGGTCACCAACCATTGAAGAAAAGTCTATATTCGGAATTTCTAAAGTACCAGGCCATATAGCATATTTTTTAGGAAAATGTACCTCGGGGTCACCTTTATATTTATATCCCGGAAATGATGCTCGCATCCCAGCTAAAAAATATGGATATGGAACTACATTTAATTTACTATAGTCATAATTGTTTTCTAAGATTTCCGGCATATCTAATCCATATTCATAAGCAATCCAACTTGCAGTAACAATTCTATTTCCAAAACCATCTAATATATAATAATTAACGTTTCCATCATAACTTATTTCTGCTTTTTTATTGGCCTCCATATCATAATCACTATCAACTGCATTTATTATTCCTTCAACTATACCTTTAGTATCAATTCTACTAGTTGGTGATACATTAAAGTTAACAATACAGCCTGGAACATCATTAAATTCAACTACAAGGACAAATCTAAAGGTAGCGTCAAATGATGGCTCTGGCTCATAACTAAACCAACTTTTCACAAAATAAGCTTCATTATCCTTAAATTTTGTAGAGATTGGAGTACTAAAGTTTACAGTAATCCAATTCTCAATAACTTTATATACATGATTTGTATCCTTATCGCCTACAGTATCTTTCCATTCTGTTAGTGTTTTACCTACACCCTTATGCATAAATTCCTCTTCTTCACCAATAATATAGTATTTTTTTTGATACAAATAGTCTGTTACCTCTTCACCCTGCTCATTTGTATATGTCCACTCATCAGCAATTTCCCTTTCCCCAACTTCCACGATCGATGTTCGGTCTATCACAATAGTAGGTTTGTATTGGTTTATAAAATCCTCATATCCATAATCCCAATTTGGATATTTCACAGATTACACCTCATTTCTTGAAACTGTTCTAATCATTCTGTTTGACCCCTTACCTTGTCCAGCAATTAAAATCTTATTTTCGTTGGAAGTCTTATTTTCTTTAAAATTAATCATTTGTACACTATCAAATTCTGGATTTAATCTAACACCTTTTCTAATTTTAGCAGTTAAAACTTTGAAAACAATCTGCTTGGTGGTCAAATCTAATTGCAGTTCCCAACCTAAACCAGTTGTCTTTGCAATTTCATATAAAATTTCTGATATTTTTTGAAATCTAGCTTTATAATGAATGATGCTTCCTTTCTCTCGATCTACTTCATTTACTAGATTATCTACAGATCTAGTAGGATCTGTCGAATTAATAACATTCACATTCACATAGTGCTTCATAGCACTTTCAGCAGCTCCCACAAAAGTATCGTACCCATCATCCACATTTACGTTATTAAAAGCTATTCTGTTCTCAAATATTTCCCCTAATCCTTTTCCAGATACAGTTACATACTCACCCTCAGAATTTTTCTCTAGTTCTCTAGTAGCAATTCTTCCTGCATAAACTTTAGAAGCCTTTTTGATAGCCACATAATTTTCTAATTGCAGATATTTGGACACATTATTATTCCTATTTAAACTTAATTTATAATCATCAATTTTTCTCCATTTTCTATTCCACACAAAATCTTGAAAATCATCAAGAACAGCAAGCAGCTCAAAATCTGGTGTAAAGATTAATATTGTTTCTTTGTTGCTGTAGATTTTTAGGAATAAGCTAGTTTCACTATTTATTTGAAAATCAAGTGATCCTAACAACTCTTTAAGTTTTACCAATTCAAGATCTAGAGAAGTGGTACTTTGGAATGAAATTTCACTCCAAGTAGAACTGACTGGTATTACAAAAGAAGAGCTAATTGCACCTTTTAGATTAATACCCGTGCTCAATTTTAAAGCGAAATCTGTATTACTAACAAAATTCATCTCTAAAACTGGTATCTCCTCAAGAGTATAATTTATGGTTAAGCTATTTTGATAGATTGTCTTATCAACTAAAGTAAAATCAAGTATTATACTATTTTTATATTTTGGGCTACTGTATTCTAAATTAATTAAATTATCTAGAAGTTTGTAATTCACATCCAACACAGTTACATCTTTATTTTCATAGTTTATTTCTAATTCAAGCAGTTTAGCATTAGTGTACTCAGCTATCAATCTATTATCCTGTTTTACAAAATCCAATTGTATGTCATTAATGTTTTTGCCATTATAAGTTACCGTCAACTGGTTATTAATTCCATTATAATAGTTTAAAGAAACAGAATTATTATTTTTAGAGAAAAGCAGACCTACAGCTGAGGTATATTCGTTCAAGTAATTTACATTTAATGAACTGTAAGCCTGCACATACTGTATATTCAAACTATTTATAGGAGGATTATAATATTTAATTCTCATTGCTATTTCCTCCTCCTGAGTTTAAGGTGCTAAATTACCTACTACCAGTAGCTCTAAAGAAGCATCACCAACTGTTTGAACCTCATCAGTTGATAATTTAAAGAATACTTCAACAATATCACTATTTGTAAAAGGAATTGTAATTTGCTCTAAGCTTTCGAATGGATCTGCTGTACTTGAAAGTAAACAATCAACACTATTTTCAGTAGTTCCTAAAGTAATGCTTTCAAAAGTGTCAGTAGTTACATTTGTTGCAATTTTAACCTTATAAATATCAGTGTCCTTTAATGGTGAAAGTTGTCCAACATTAATAGAATTTATTAAAGTATCAGCTTCATCAAAGAAATAGATATCTTCTTCAGTTGGAAATGATAAGTCTTGTCCAGTATCAATTGATACTGGAGTATAGTTATATCCTTCATATGCTTTTAATGAAGTAGTAATTTGATTAGGAGAAAACGGTTGTTCAATTTCTTCTATTACAATTACTTGACTATCAGTAGAATGAGCAATTTTACCCACATTAGTAGTATTTATTATAACGTTCTCTATGCCAGTAAAACTAACAATTTCAGTTTGACTAGCTGGGTAAATAGGCACATCTATAGATCCATCATCTAACATTCCTATAGCGAAAGTGTTTACGTAAGGTTTTTGAGGAAGTTCTTGCATAAATGACTGAGTTGAAAGATTATACATTACAATTGAAACAGAGTGTGCACTACTAGAATCCATTCCAGCCACAAATGCTGTACATTCTAAATCTCCACTACTCTCATTAATAACTGTGTGAATATCAGCTACCCTTATTACAGTTTCTATATCAGAAATATCAGCTGTATCAACTAATGTTTGTTCTATAATACCAGAAGTTCCACTCCTTCCATGTATATAGCTTCCATTATCCGGATTATCAACTGTAACTATGGTACTTGACTCACCATAATCACTCTCATAAATAATTTCTAATACGTATGGGGAATCATTATTACCAGTATAATCTATAGTATTAACTGGTGAAGTATAATTATCATTAGGGTCGAGAGTTCGTACATAATAGTCTGGAGTACCATCCTCGAGTAAAACTGCTATTCTACAATCAGCATTATTTATACTAAGTCCATTATCCCTTATTCTAATTACTGCTCCAGTACCACCATTCAAAGTATAACTTGTAGTAGCTGTTAAACCCTCCTTTAAATCTTTAATTGATATTTCATATAAAAGCCCATTCACACTCCCCAACTGTAATATTTCTTCACCATGATCACCTAAAATATTAATAGATTCAATACTGCCAGTTATATCACTTAAAGTTCCATCAAATATTAAACTGGCCTCAACTACACCATAAACAGCTATCTGCGGTTCTCCTCCAGCTAAATAAGTTCTTGCTACATAATTACCACTATTAGACACAGTCAAATTTGAATTACAAAATCCGGCATCTCCAGCATTAAAAGTTCCTAACGAAGATAAATCAAGAATTAAATCTCCTAAAGCCATCTTTATCACACTCCTAAATATCTGTTGTAAAACTTAATCTTAAAATCTGTTTCAGCTGTTGTGTTTGCTCCTTCACATCTCAATGAATTGTCTCCTCTTTCAAGATAAAACAGATTAGAATCTAAATCTAAAATATTCATAGCTCTACGATTCTGCCCTAACTCATTTATAAAGGATATATTCTTATTACCAAACTCTGTGCTAATTTTTACTTTTTCACCAGCCAACAATTCTTTATTAATTTTTATCTCGTTACCGGACGTCATATTCATAATTCTTGGGTTAACAATTGGACCTAGAATTTCTATCTCACAGAATGTCTTTGTATCACCAGAATTTACAACAGAGTAATTAGAATCAATCGGTAAATTAATTTCTGTAGCTTCTATATCAAACCAACGTGGATCACTTGCTAAAAAACTTACTTGAACAGCTTGAAAGTTTCTTCCTCGAGCATCACCACCAGGCATTTGCACATTTTCAAGTTCCACATTTATTTGAAAAGTAGTCCCGTCATTCTGTTGCCAAATGAGTTTACCTTGCTTTAAAACAGGATTTAGCTTTGAAATAACTTCCCTTCTCAAATTAAATAATGACTGCACATCTCTATCAGTTATTCTAAACTGTAAATCAATGACTCTGGATTGAAAAATTCTATTTATTACAGTCGTTCCAATTTGATTTGGAGCTTTAGTTTCTTTTAAGGAATGTGCTGTATTTGCAAAACCACTCCACTCATTCAGTATAAATTTGTTGGTTTCTGGAAGCGACAAAATGTCTCCTTCTGAATTTATAAAACTGATTAGCATAAATCTCACCTACCTATTAATCTATACTGAAAGTACAGCTCCCTTGTGTAATTATCTGAGCTTCTCCTGCTAAAGGCATTTTAACACTAGAGAAATGATATAATCCAAGTACAATTCCAGTTGTTCCTGAGGCTACGTCACATAAAAAAGCATAAGTTATACCGATGTCCTCATTCTCAGCCCAAGGACCAAATTCTATTTGTGCACTATTTTCAATCTCATAAGAATCACCATTAATAACAGGGGCAGTAAATACAGACTCTTTCCTTTCATAACCTGCATCATCTACTTCAGTTAAATCAGCTAACTGTACAGTCTCATCTAAACTTCCTGCAGGATTAGTAGCAAGTCCTACATAAATATTTGTAGGAAGTGTTCCAGTGTTTCTAAATAAAGCATTCAAAACTAATTTTTCGCCGTCATTTGTTAGACTGGCCATAGTAATCACCCTTTCTATTTCGTACCATATTCTGCTCCAAGTTTTCTTAATAATTGTTGTTGTTTTCTTCTCTCTTCAGATTTAGAAGTGCTATTAGAACCATTCACAGTCACATTAGGTTGAAAATTATTATAAGTTGTATTTTGAGAGGAGTAATTGTTATTTGTAGCTGATACAGCTGCTGGATTTACTACAGATGGAGATATATTTAGATTTTCCATGCTGCCAACCATTTTTGCTTTAACCTGGTCTATAGTGTCAGAAAGAGAACCCTCATTTTTTTCTATTCCAATCTCTAAACCAGTACCGACATTATCACCAATTCCCATAAAAACTTTTGAGGGAGAATTAATACCCAATGCTTTTTTTGCTGCATCAGTTAGCCCCTTAGCAACATCTGTAACCGAACTGACCACTTTATTCATTGCAGCACTTACTCCATCAGCTAAACTACTAATTATGTTTCTGCCTACTGAATAAAGATCCTGATTAGAAAGATAATCATAAGCATCTTCCCAAAAAGATTTTATTCCCCCTACAATCTCACCAATCTTTTCTGGTATCCAATCAACTACAGCATTAAACATTGCTTTCATGTCAGAAGCTATATTTTCAAATGCAGTTACTGTGAAGTCGATAACATTACTCCAGACATCGCTGATCATCTGTGGCAAACTGTTAAATGCACTAGAAAAGTTAGTAATAAAATTAGTAAACATACTAACAGTCGACTGCCAAATAGCTGAATTGGTGATTGCTGAAGTTATAGCATCCCAGGCACTAACAACTTTGTTGCGCATACTCAAGAAACTATCTATTATAACTGTCTTAGCATCAACAAAAATTTCAGTAACTTTTTTCATGAATTCAGATTCAGCTATTATATTGACTAAATTACTCCAAATATCACTTATAAAGGTAGATATTTTATTCCAGATCTCTTTTGTATAAACCCAGATTTCATCCCAGTACTTAATAATTAATCCTTGTGGTGTCCAGTTTAAAAATAAAGTCCAGATCATATCGAGGGCTTTACTTAAAACAGTCTTTATACCATTCCAGACAGTTTTTGTAGCACTCTTAATGCCTTTCCAGGCAGTAGTAAATACATTTGTTATCTTAGCCATCATATTACTTATTAAATTTGTTAAACTCTTTAATGCCCCACTAATGATGCCGGTGATATCATTCCATATCTGCGGAAAATATTTTGGCAGTTTCAACCAGGTACCAATAAATACATCCAATAAAAACTTAACGAAATCTATTATTTCTTTGTGCCATTTAACAAATATAGCAATTACACCTGCAACTGCTGCAACAATTGCAACTAATGGGCCAGCTCCTAAGGCCATAATTGCTGAACCTACTGCAGTAATTGCAGGGATTAAGGGAGCTATTGCAGTCATTATAGAGCCAACAACTACTAAAACTGGTCCTATTGCAGTAGCAAGCATTCCAAAAACTCCAATAACTGCTTGCACTGATTCCGGTAAATTTCCAAACCATGCTGCTACTTTCCGTATTCCTCCAACTAATGCTTGTAATATAGGAAGTAAAACAGTTGAAATTGCAGGCTCTAACATATCATAAATTGATAATGCTGCATCAATAAGTCCGTCTTTTAATAAGCCTAACTGCTTTTGCATAGATTTCATTTGTTTTTTTGCTATTTCTTCAGTAGCACCACCGGCATTTTCTAATTCAGTCTGATATTCTCTAATCTGCTCAGAGGTACCCATTAATAAGTTAATAGTCTTTTGAGTTTCAGCATTAAAACCTAATCTCTTCAATAAAGAAGTCTGTTCTTGAGATGATAAACCTTCCATTCTACCTTCAAGCATTTCGACAATATCAGCCATATTTTTCATATTACCTTCTGAGTCATAAATACTCATATTCAATTCTTCCCAGGTGTCTGTATTTTTACCCTGGGCATCCTGTAAGTATGTTAAAGTCCTGGCTAATGTATTTCCTGCTTCAGAACCCTTACGGCCCTGGTCAGCAAATACTGATAATACCGCAACTCCTTCTTCAATTGATTTATTTGTAGCTTTTAAAGATGCAGCTGCTTCATTAGTTAAAGCCTCAGAAAACTGCTGAGTACTTGCATTAGCCATATTCTGCGCTTGTGTTAATACATCAGATACCCGCTGCATATTCTCCATATGCTCGGCTGTATCTTCTGCAGCAAGTCCTAAAGCACTTTGAGCATCAGTTAAAAGATCAGTAGCAGTGGCCATATCAAAATTACCAGCTGTCGCAAATTGTGCTACCTTAGGTAAAGCTTCCATTGCTTCAGCAGCATCCATTCCAGCAGATGCCAGATAATAATACGAATCTGCAGCCTCTTTTGCTGATTTATCAGTGGATAAAGCGACCTGTCTGGCTGTTTCTTCCATCTGGGTTCTCATTTCATTAGAAACATCACCCATAATAGAAAGAGATTGAGTCATAGAATTTTCAAACTCAATCCCAAATTTACCTGCTGCAGCTCCAATTGCTGCTAAAGGTGCCGTTATATATTTTGTCATTGCACTACCTGTTGATTTTAATTTAGTCCCTGTTTTAGAAACAGATTTTGCCAGTCCAGATAATTCATCTTTGGTAGTTTTAATACCAGCTTTAAAATCTTTTACTCCTGCAATGAAATTAGTTACTATTGCACCTGCATTATAGGCCATAAGCTCACCTCCTGATCTTTAAATTAGGATTATGATTTTTTAACTCTGTATCTGATGCAACTCCTACATTGCTTAAACTTTTATTTTCTTTAATTTTCTTATTATTATCTTTTGTTAAAAATTCATCTGAATTATCTTGAGATCTACTTGCCCTGAGCATCTTATACCTCAAATTAATTTCGTCTATTTCTCTATTTTGTATCTGTTTGAAAATCTCTTCTATCTGTTTTTTGGAGTATCTCCAAATCACTTCATCAGGAGGCAATGAATAAGTACTGGCAATTTTCTCTACCGCTTCGAACTCTGTAATTTGCCTGTTATCTTCTGAATTACCGCCTTCTTCCGAAGAACTTTTGTAAAATTTTCTATGATCGACTCAATATCATTTACTTCTAAAATGACACTAAAGAGCTTTATTTCCTGAGGCAGCAATAGATTATTGTTTACCCACTCTTCATCTTTATCCAATGCTGCAGCATATAGTTTCAATAAAGCTTGATCACTAATAATAGTAATTAATTCATCTATATGGTCTTCTGCATTTTCCAGTACCTCTTGATCTAAATTCATTACAAGTTCAGCAAAAACATTAATGAGTTTTCCGTATTTAGCTCTAACCAGTGGGCCAACTTCAAATTTTTCTTTACCAACATAAACCTCTTTAGTTTCTGGCATTAAAACTTCATCAACTTTAGTACTCAAAATTATCTCCTCCTATAGTAAAAAGCAGGGTTGCCCCTGCTTTAAATTTATTTGTTATGCAACTGTAGTGAAACTGGTACGATAATTATCGCCCATTGTATTTCCAGCCATATCTCTTACCTCACCAGATACAAAAGCCAGATATAATGTATCGTTATCTAGACTAGATTCCGGAATAAATGTAACTGTAAAATCATTAGGATTATAGGCTAATTCACCTTCAATTTCAGTTCCAGATGCATTAACAAGATTAAAATTACCACTGGTAATATCCCTTTGTTGAATAGCTTCAGAAAATGTCCATTCAACTTCTATATCTATTGCGACATCAGTATCACTGTCAGCAGGAAGTATAGAATCAACAGTGGGTGGAATGGTATCATCATAAACATCAACCCTTTTACCGTATCTATATTTTTCTGGCTTTGTTGTGTCTTCCATAACCAACATAGTAACTTCATAAACTGCATTATCATCTTTAGTCTGTTCAACCTCTGATGCTGAAATAGGAAACGTCTTCCAGAACTCATAATTTGCAGTTCCTCCACCAGGTGCCGGGCCATCAATAAATAATTTCTTATATTCAATTTTTGAAGAAGCACCAAAATATAATGTATTATTCTCAACATCAAGTGCTTCATCAGGTAATCCCCAGGCTAACTTCATATTTTCTAAAGTATTTTCTTTCATAGTGAAAGTTATTTCCATCCGATCACCGATTTTTGCCAGACCAATAACTCCTAAATACTGGTCAGCATCATCAAACTCTTTGAATTCTAACTCATTACTATAACTAACTCCTCCCTGAGTGATACCAACATCTCTAGCATCTTCTTTATTACAGCCATAAGGGCCTTCGTAAATATCAGATGGTCCAACCGTAAAGTTACCAGGGTTTCTTACAGCTTTAGTAACTGTCATATAAATTCACCTCTCTTTTTTAATCTTTAATCCAAATATTATAATTTGAACTGAATAAATGATTTCCGTTTTCGTCTCTTCCAATATGGCCCGGTTCATTTTGAGCTTCTAATTTAATCACCCAGGTATCACCAAGCCAGAATTGATATGCTTCTTTTAAAATCTTATGAACTTCTCCAGCTTTACCTATTCCAAGAGGATAACTTTTATTTCTAGTTATCACCTGAAATGTTCTATCTGCTGTACTGTCTTTTCTCGGAGGCCTACCAGGTGTATCATAAAAAGCAACACAATTTATTGGTTCAGGTGGCCTTTTTCCAATAAAAATATCGGTACCAAAAGTACCGACTTCTTTTTCTTCAACATATTCAACTACTTTCTTAAGTAAAATACTCACCTGACACCACCTTCTTTATCTAAAGCAGCTTCTATTGCTGCAGCCAGTCCTTTAATATATTCAGGAGATTTCTCTTTAAGAGGGGTTTCTAAATATTTAGCTTCACCATCTAGATGGTTTAAATCCTGTTCTTCATGCTGATAAGTAGCATAAGGAGTATTAAAAGCTACCTCTCCAATTAATTCATCAATAAATTGCTGCAGGGATATGTTACCTGCTTTAAAATCTCTAACTACCTCAGCTGCATTAGAACCAGAGCTCTCAGTATGAGCTACCTGATCATCATTTAACTTGGCAATACCAGACCCTCTTAAATAACCAGTATCTTTTGGTGCCTTTCTCATACCTTCACCTAATAAATCCATAATAATTCCTGCCATTTCATCTGCAGCAGCTTTCAAAGCAATATCTTCTGCTTTATCTAAGGCCTTTTGAACTCTCTTTATATCCTCTTCCATTTTTTCAATATCTAATTCAAATAATGGTTCATTTTTCATTTTAGATACACCCTCAAATATTGATCAGCAACTATACCAGGTACATGGCCAGAGTTAATTACAATATTTTTTTCTCCATCAAATACTATTTCACTTTCTGGTGACAATTTCTCAAATTCAGGTGGTAGCCAGACCTCTATTGAAGAAACAACCTCATTCCCTTTATCATTTCTAACCAGTTTAGTTCTTTCTATTTTTCTACATTCAATATCTTCATCTATATCCTCTAGTTCAGGCTCTCCATAGCCATCACTACCAACTTTTTTGCTTATTTTCTCTGCAACAGCATTAAAATAACTTCTTATCATATAAGGTCACCAACCTGGTATTTATATTTCTTAACCAGCTGCTGCACTGTTGGAGCGTAAGCGATACCATTTAATACATAAGCTTCACTGACTGATTGTGAAATATTAATACTCTGAACCCCCTGAGCCTGCAGATTAAGCCTTTTTCTATCCTCAGGACCTAGATTAAGCAAAAATATTGCTTGCTCAAAAACGGCTTTATTATAGTCCTCTCTCGACATTTTAGAACTGATATTTAAAGTATCAATCTCTCTTTGAGCATGGGCTAGAGCAGCTTTTTTCTTTTCATCATCTGAGTCATCCCACTCTGAAGTCCAGAGTCTTTTTGAGAAATAAGTATTAGCTGCAGCTATTGTAGGCATTTTTATCACTCTCTCAATTCTTCAAGTCGATCAGTTAGATATTCAATAGTAGTCTTTCTGTCTTTATTTCTCTTTTCTTCCTGCAGCCAGGCTTCCAGCTGTTTAATATCTTTACAATTATCAATAACTTCATCTGCTTCATCAACATTTAGTTCAGTCATTTTGACAACTGGTTTCTTCTTTTTCTCTTCAATTTCTTTTAAAATAGTAACCCTACCCTGCGCAGCTTTCTTTTGGCCCCAATTATCATCACAGGTAAACACATCACCTTCTAAATAAATTGTTTTATCCGGGCCAGCTGGATAACCAACTTTCCAATTAGCTTTTACCTTTAACATAATTTTCACCACCTTAAAATAAGAAAGAGCACCAATTAAGGTGCTCACATTATTTACTCAGACAGTACATCCATATAGAAAATATATTCAGGATTATATACTGCTGGCCACATTTCTGTTTTCATAAAGTGCCAGTACTTTTTAGGATCATTTTCCTCATATATAGTAGTAAAAATACCTGGCTGGAAATCATTTTCTGCTACTGGACCCATTACCAAGCGTCCAGTATCATCAATAGCCTGACCAGCAGCTTCTTTAACTAAAATAACTCGGCCCTTTGGTACAAAATATTCTGTAACAGTTGGCCTTCCCTTTTCGTCTTCAAGCTTAGCGTACTCATCATAAGTAATAATTTCTGGATAATCTAAACTTACCAGATAATCATTAATTACACTTAAAGAGATGCGGGTAGCATTATCCGAGAATTCACTTGCTACTTCAGCAGAGCCAGTTAACTTTCTTAGTTCAGATCTCCTCATTACAATATTAGATGGCATCTCTTTATTTGTATCATAATAAGTCTCACATGCTGATTCTAAATCACTCAATGGCTTAGGAGAAGCTCCGTCCCACGGATCTCCTTCTAAAGCAGAACTATCAATTTTATGCTTAGAAGGTACTCCAAAGTCAACAGCAAGTCGCTCGTTCTCTTCTTTATCATTAGAAGTAATAGCGCCTTTACCCATAACCTGCCATCTAAACCATTCCCTTCTTGCCTGAGCAGAACGGACATTACGAGCAGATTCATCTAAAACCTGACGCAAGTTTCTTTTGAGTTCATTGTCATTACGAGGATTAAAAATCTTATTCAAAATAGACTTATTGACCTCAAATTTTTGTCCAAACGGAGCAACAGAACCTGCAACTTTTTTAATAGCTGGTCCACCAATTATAGGTGCTTCTGCATCTCCTCTTGCCATTAATTTGGCCATAGCTGTAGTATTATCAAAAATATGATAAACCCAGTCATAATCAAACTCATTCTGAACAGGCAAATAAGCAGAACCTATATAATTTTCAGGCTCATCAACTTCCTGCAAAAATCCTAAATAGTCTATACCAAATTCATTTTCTATTGTTTCAATTAATTTTGCTTTAGGCATTAAATCTCACTCCCTATATTTTTATTTTAAAATCTTTATTAAAACGAGACCATTGGTAAGTCGGCAGCAACCTGTTCATCATAATTAGGCATCCTTAAACCATACACTGCCCCATGAACAATACCTCCAACCAATGCATCTTCATCAGATACATCCACTAACTCAGTACAAATAAATTCTGATTTGGAAGATCCATCATTTTTTTGAATAACAACATCTTCCGCATGGCCAGTTGAAATACTATCTACAGTTAACTGACCCGCTGCTGCATCAATTTCAGTTATAGTGGCTGTTTCTTCATTACTGCCACCTGGATCACAGATTATTCCATCACCAACCTGCCAGTTATGCCAGTCTTCCTCATTTAGTTTTTTTAGAGGAATGGTGTTTTCAGTAGCATCAGCTCCACCAGTTGCAACTTTATCTCTGGTAACAGGTGCATATTTACCTGAATTGTTAAGCTTACCCATGGCAGCTCCCGGTGGCACATAATCACCATTAACTGCTTCTTTACTCACAACTCTTACTCCATCAATATACCGGGCATGCTTTGACCTCAAAATTGTTACAAATTCAAACTCTTCACTAATCTTAGGTTTTAAAGCCATTATTATTCACTCTCCTTCTTAGATTTATATCCTAATTCCATGGCCAGACTTTCAGTATTCTTTTTCTTATCTTTTGGACCACTCCCACTGGGATTGCCACCGCCCCCAATATCTTTGCCGTCTTCTTTCTCTTCACCAAAAACATCAGGTTTATCCTCTTTAATCTCATTAACTAAAGCAGCCGGTCCAAGTTTTTTACCATCTTCAGTTAAAATATTACCTTTTTCATCAGTAGCAACTACATTACCGTCATCGTCAGTTATTAACCTATCTTTAAGTCCTTTTTTCTCTACCAGAAACTCAAAGTATTCTTGATCCCTAACACCTGCATCTTTAGCTGACAACTGAAGTTCATAATCTATTTTTTGAGATGTCTTATATTTTTCGAGTTCTTCTTCAGCTTCTTTTTTAGCTTTTTTATATTCTTCAACTTTTTCAGGTGGGATCATATCTTCCATTTTTTCTTCCAGACCTTTAATCTCTCTTTCATGCAGTTTTTCTTCCCGGGCCAGCCTCTTTTTAACAATTTCATCAACGTCATCCTGGGTAAATAGATCATCTTCATCAGGCAAATTACTATTCCAGATGTTTTTTATTTCCTTTTTGAGATCATCTGTAATCTCAACATCATTCTCTTCTAAAAATTTAATTAGTTCATCCATTTTTAAACAGCTCCTTCTATAATTCCTATTTTAGGTCTGTCGACCTCCGTTTTAGCTCGTCAGCTATATACCAGGAGCTTTTAATGTCTTCCCCAGTCTGGACATAAAAAAAGCACCCCAGCAATGGAGTGCAGAAAAAATATTAAATTTAGGCATAAAAAAAGACACCCTCTCAGGTGTTTAATTATTTTAATTTAGTTGTAAACTTTCTTAGCAGCCAGTTAATACCTTCTAAAACCATAACAATCGGCTGCACATAAATTCTATGATACCACGGCAGGTCCTGATAAGGTGTATCCCAGATTGACATTATTCTTCAACTCCCGGCGGAGCTTCTCCATACACTTTTTTATATCTCTCAATATAGTCTTTTTTATTCTCTTCTTCAGATTTATTATAATCAGGCTTATCATCAACTAAATCTAATCCGATTGGTTTTTTATTATTATCATCAGACATAATATCATTCCCCCTCAGGAAGAATTCTTCTATAAACCCATCCTAACTCATCTGCTAAACTAGTCATAAGTTCATGACTATGCTCCTGCCACGCTTCTTCGCTTGATAACTCTCCATTTAAAACTTTATCTCTAAATTTTTCATGATGTTTATATTTATGCTGGCTATATAGGCGATTAACCTTACTATCAGAATTAACTTTTTTGCCATCACTCATCATACAAGAATATTTTCTGCCATTATGTCCTTCTACAGTCATACTGTAAATTGAATCAAAATTATTCAGTACTTTTAAATCATCAGCAGAAAATGAAGAACTTCCCGGATGATTGTGTACCATAATTATACTATTTTCTGGCGACTTTTTCAATTTATCTACCAGTTCTGGAGTGAACTCAACTGAACTTTTACCTCCTGATAAATCTTTAAAGGCCGGCAAACCATCAGATTTATTAATTAAAGAAAGATGCTCATTTCCAGTTTCTTTTCCTCTTTCTAAAACTTTGAGATGAGTTTTTTCTAATTTTTCGATTACATCATCATTAAGTTCAGGATGTAACTTTTTGTATTCTTTGCTAACATTCATATCACTATTATCAGAGGTTATATTCTCTTTTACCTTATTTTGATATTTCTCAATCCAGGGAGTCATCACATGGGCACAATTAGGATGAAATGGTGGCCTTGCATCAAGTTTTGGATAATCAGGGTGATCGCCTGATAAAGAATAAACATTTGATTCATATATATTACAAATATCCATTCCATCTACATCTACATGCTCACTTATTTGCACTAAATCAAATCCATAATCATTCATTCTATTTTCAATACCCTGAGTCTGCAGTTCTCTGGTCCTGGTGCGGGCAAACATTCTTATATATCTGTCTGGCTCCCACTTGCGGCCAATACTATCAATTAATTTTAAGCCACTATTTCTGATTTCTTGATAGAGCCTGCTGCCTATTTCTTTACCTGTAGTTGTACCACCTCTAATGCCTGGCCTTTTAATAAGATTAATGCCTCTAACATCATTAATGCCACTCCTAACAACACCATCAAATCTTTTGCGCCAGGAGTCATTAATCATCCTGACATCTCTAAGCATTTCAGCAGTAACTTTTTCTGTGATTTCTTTTATCTTTTCTCTGTCTTTAGGAATTAAATCAAAAATCTGTGTAACTTCACCTTCATCATCATCAACATACTTACTCTGGTTTTTAATATAATTATTTGCCAGCTCTCTACCTGATAGATTACTTTTAGGTGCAGCAATACGAGCAAAGTTTTCAGCGCTTTTAACAAGTTTTGCTAAATCTTGATCAGCTCTCTGCCTTAATTTATCCAACTGGGCCAGCATATCCTTTTTATTTCCTATCTGTCTTAACTTTAAAGCTTCCCTATCAATAGAATCAGTTACCTTCTTATACTTATCCAAAATTTGCAGTATCTCTTCTTCAGCCGGGTTCTTTTCTAAATTGTTAGGCTCTAGTTCATCATACATATCAGCCATTTATATCACCAACCTTAAATCGTATAAGGGGAACTTGACTGCTGCTGTTCTAATTCCGATTCTATTCTAGCTACTTCTTTTTGTATCCATTTTTCAGTTTTATCAGGATTATTTTTCCTAACTTTTTCTTCTAAACTAATAGCACCTGCTCTATCAAGTATTTCAGTTTCTTCTGCTTCCTCTTTTGGATCATCCGGTATTCCATCTCTCCAACTTGCTGAAGGTCTCTCAGCGTCATATTTTTTATTATTGTGGTAAATATCCATTAACTGAGCTTTATAAAGAATATCTTTTATTCCATCATCATAATATCTTTTCTTCCTTGCAATCTTAGAAAGCAATCTCATCAATCTATATTTTAAGGCTCTACCAGAGTCAGCAACATTACTCTCACTTAAACCAAAAGCATCAGGTGAAGTTTCAGTAACTAAAAACATCATTTTTAAAATATAATCAATCTGTTTAAAAGCTGAATCAAGTTTAGCCTCCCAGGTTATATAATTAGGTTCAGCTCCGTCTTTTTCATAAGGGAAATACTTGCTGCCAGATACATCAACCCGACCATCTTCATCTAAAGCTTCTGCTGGCCCTTTCATTTTTGGATCTGCATGCTTATCTAGAACTCTAGAAATCTGACTTATTCTATTATTAGCTTCATCCTGCAGGCTCTTAATATCTAAATAGTCACTATAACCCCAGAAAACTTCATCATCACGCCAGTTGGGTATATGAGTTATTATAAAGTCATCTACTCCTGTTTGCTGCATTTTATCAAGCTCAGGGTATAAAGTATCAAGTGAGACCTCTTCCTGAACTGTATACCCACTAATTTTATATAAAAAGTTAAAAATTTTGCCTGGCTCATGGACTTCCAGCTTTAAAAACCTGGTGTCTTCTATATCATCGCCATTCATATCCTTCATAAAATCCCAACCGATGATCTGTCTATTGACCTGTCTAATATTATCGTCTGCCTGCTCTACAAAAAAGTAATTAGGATTTTGAGACTCAATTATTATGCTGCGCTCTTCAGAAAATTTATTTTTTCTTGCATATCTAACTTTATAGCAGGAGTCTCCACGATAAGAATTACCTAAAGCTGACTCATAAAGTCCTGTATAAAGTTTATTTTTTGTTATTAATTCCTGCAGTCTTTCATCAGTATCCTCATTATTTACTTTAAATTTTGGCTGCTCACCAAAAAGCATATCTGCTGATAACTTAGAAAGCAGACCACAATAATTTGCTACAAGATAAGTCATTGCTTTCTGATCAGCATTTTCTAATCTACGCTGCACATCTTTAAAAATTTCATCATGTTTACCTCTAAAAAGCTTTTTGTTTTCTTTATACTTTTCTATTCTTTTACGGTCATCATCTGTTGGAGGCCAGCTATCTCCTTTGCTTAAATAACTCATAACTTCATCAACTCCTAATATCCTGCAGGCTTGTTTTTTCGCGGAGCTAGATTTGCTTTATTTCCTAGCTCTTCAGTAGCATATCTAATACTATCAATAATATGATTATTCTTATCTACTGGCACCGGTAATATTTCTCCATCTTTACTCTCTTTATATTTATAAAGTGAAAACTCATTTTTAGTATGAATACAATCTTTATGAATGATAATTTCATAATCTTTAAGCCGCTTAATTCCATATTCAATACTTCCTGGACCTTTATCTGCTCCAATTATTCTGACACCATTATTCTTAAAATATTTAATACTTTTCGGCTCAGCACTATCAGCCACAATTCTTCGCCCTCCGTCATATTTTTCATTAACTTTTTCAATTAAAGTATCATTGGTTCGCTGATATAAATAAAGCTCATCAAAAATATAAATTATTTTTTTCTTCTCGTCGATATGCATCTTAGAAAATGCAAAAGGATCGGGATAAAAACCCCAATCCAGTCCGTAAAAAATATTATCGAATGATGGTATGAATTTAGATAAGTCTTTAGTTTTCCAGTTGTTAAAGATAAGATTACCGAGAACTCCCCAGTTACCTAAGGTATAAACCTCATAATAATATTTATCAGATTCATTTTCTAAATTAGCAATATCCTGGGCTGTTAAATACTCATTATCTTTATATGTTGTCTTTAGAATGCTGCAGGGCAAACCATCAATTGACCCTTTAACAAATTGTTTATCATCCTGCCAGATACCAAAGAAATATTTATAAATCCAGTGTGATTTGTGTATCGGGTTAAAAGACAATGTTAGTCGCTTTTTATGGTTTGATTGACCCCTGAGCCTTTTCTTTAGCTGCTTAAAATCTTTTTCTATTATTTCGGTAGCCTCTTCCACCCATATATCAGTAACTACACCACTAATAGGTGTAATTGATTTAATCTTTTCTACATCATCAAGGCCACCAAACATAATCTGTTTATTATTTATTAAACAGGTAATAGTCATTTCAGATTTATTAATATTAAAATATTTACTTAAGCCAAAAGCTATTATTGACTTTTTTATCTCATTGAATACTGATCCTCTAACAGTATTTTTGACTTTTCTTACAACAAGATAATTTCTGCCTTTCATTACATCCAGAACAGCTCTCTGGGCCAGAAAATAACTTTTACCTGAGGAAGAACCTCCAAAATAAATTTGAAAATAATTCTCATTCTTTAAACCTTTTTTGAAATATATAGGATTAAAATCGGACTTTTTAGGCTTTATTTTCATTCTCATGCCTAATCATCCTCAATAAATTCAATTTCTACTCCTGTAATATTATTGATATTCTGATCAATTTCATGTTTATCTCTCCATTTATCTGGCAGTCTATTTTTAAGCCAGAATATTTGAGCTGTAGTATCAGGCTTAACCTGCTTTTTAGTTTTCTCAACCTTTTTCTGGCCAGACTCATTAACAGTAACCTTAATCTCGTCATAGTCGTAACCAAGAGCACGTTTAAGCAAAGCTTTCTCTACTTTTGCATCTACAACTTGTTTTCCCTTTTTTAAGGCCTCCGAAAACTCCACATATTTTTTCTGCCAGTTATAAAAAGTAGTTGTAGAGATACCTAATTTAGATGCAATTTCTTCATTAATTAAACCATCGCGAGCATATTGTTCTGCTATTTCTGGAGTTATATCTGGATCATATTTGCTCCTTCGTGCCAACTTGATCACCTCATCCCCTTAAAAAATGGCATAAAAAAATGCACCCTTTGACAGGTGCATATAATAAAGATTATTTATACTAAGTCTTTGTATGGAATTTTTTCTCCACAATTAGGACATTCAAAATATATTTCTGAAACCTGATCAGTTAGTTTTCTTTTCTTAGGATTCTTAAATTCAAATTTTATATTACATGAATCACATTTTACAAACATATTCTCCTCCTATCTTTCTTGAAAATAAATAACTCAACAGCACCCCACACCCTCTATAATCTCCCTCTCCCCTCAAAATAATAAAAGCCCTGGAGGTGCAAGGCCAGGGCTCCAATAAAGGAGGAAAATAAACATAACAAAGTTTATATTTATTTCCACAATAATAGAATATCACATATTCTAGGGAAATGTTGCCCGAAAGTTGCCCATTTCTTGCCCGATTGTTGCTCATTCTTCTCATAACCCTACTTTTTGTAGCTTTTTTAGCACTTTTTTCTTCATACGCTGAATTGTAGTGCTTGAATAATCTCTAATAGTCGAATCATTTCGGATGCTAAATGTCTGCAACTCTAGTTCCCTCATTTTATCACTGACTTCATTATCAGTCATATCCTCAAAATATTTATATCTTACTAATCTTTTTTCTTTGTATGTTAAACATTCAAGTGCAGCATCTATTCTTTCTTTTCTCATGATCAATTCAATTAATTCTGGATGTTTATCTAATTTATTTTGCACAAACTCTTCAACATCAGAATAGACGCTGTTAGTCTTTCCCCCTGGTATTTTAGAATAGTCAATAGCTTGAGCTGCATAATCTTCTTGATGGGCTATTTTATTTGTTGTAATTTTTATTTTAGATTTTAAAATAGGATAATTCTTAAGCTGCTCTTCTATCCTTTCCTTAATTTTTGGTTCCATTAGAGCTTCACTCCCCTCGGCTTTTCCATCATATTTTTAAAGTAATTAAATAGTGGATCATCTTCTTCAAAATTTACTGGCTTAACTCGTTTAGTTCTTCTAAAGTTTAAATCAAAACAGTCAATTAAAAAATTATATATCTGTGGCTGCCGCTTTTCTATTTGCTCCCCTACTGTCATGATCAGGCCTCCCTAAAGTTTATTTCTGGATACTTAGCAAGTAAAAGCTTCTTTTTCAGCTTATATACCTGAGTCTTATGTCCTTTAACATCAACTATCTCAACCGATCCATCAGCATAAGTAATCTTAAAATCAGCTATATATTTAATCCCCCGGCCAGTTACCCTGTCCTTATCTTTTTCCAAGAGTACAAATTGGGGCTGCAGCTCAAACTCTTTAATTTCACCAGCTGCCATCTGAAGCTTTAAATCTTTATAAAACTTAGCTTCTTTTTTGCTATCAAACCTTATACCATCTACAAGTGGCTTTTTATTATTATATTTATTAGTTCTAGTTGATTTTTTTGTTCTTTTTTCTCCAGCTGCATTAACTCCCACTCGCCCTCTGAAATGCCTATTCTTTTAGCCTGCTTCTTGCTTAATCTGTTCCACCTGGTCATCATTACACTCCTTTGGATCATACAATATTTTAAACTCACCCGGCCTATCTGTATCGATTGTTGCCGGTGAATGCATTACTATTCCATCAATAACTAAAACTCCAAAACTTTTTCTAATTACATTTGTCACCAAAGACACCTCCTGGTCTTTCCTCTATTTCTCCTTTTCTAGATAAATCAATAATTAAAATAGCTACTTCGTCAATAATTCTGTCCACTTTTTCAGCTATATCTGCTATATGATAACCAGCTTCCCAATATACTTTCACTCTATTTAGCTGCTGTTCATTCCAACTAAAATCTAAATCAAAACACGCTATATAGTCATTATAAAAACTATTCATATCTGATTTACTTCTTGAAGGACCAATCTTTTTAGCGTGTCCCATATCAAATCACCTCAATTTTAATAACTTGCTGCAGCATTTTGATTATTGTTATCCCAGTCTAGAAACCTGACATTATCTGCATTAACTTCTGGATTAATATATGTTCTATTATTATTTTCACTTTTACGAATCTGTAAAGATCCATCAACTCCAACCAGTCTTCCCTTTCCAAGATGTCGGGCACAATTTTCTGCCAGACCTCTCCAGGTTACAATATCAATGAAATCTACATCTTTTTCTCCGTCCCGGTTAGTATAATTTCTTTCTACTGCCAGTGTAAAATTACAGACTGGAGTACCGTTGCTGGTATAGCGTAGTTCAGGATCTCTGGTCAACCGGCCAATTAGTACAATTCGGTTCAGCATTTATATCATTCTCCCAAAAAACTTATTAGTAATTTTTCTATAGTCAATTTTAGGTTTTCGTACTCCAATAATATGAGTAGTATTATGTTTTACTTTACATTTTTCAACCGCTGCTGACTGATTTCTAGCTTCTATTATATCTTTTTTGATTTCTCCATCTTTTTTGAAAATAACTTCATGTTTAGACATTATTTATCAATCCCTTTAGCTTCTTTAGTAGCATCATATAATCTATATTATCCCAACCTGTCAGAACCCCTTTTTGAGTTAGATATGAAATTACCTGGCTTAAAATTTCCTCTTTACCCTCATATCTCTCTAATTTTTTCTGCAATTCATTATTCTCTTTTTCCTGTTCTACGATTACATCTCCAATTTTCCCTCTTACTGCGAAACCTAAACTTTTATTATTTTCTTTTCTTTCAACTAACTCTCTAAAATAATCAGCCTGGCTATCATAAAATGGATCTTTATCTCTATCCACTTTTGAGAGTAATATATAATACAGCAGCTCCTTAGGTGGAAAACCAATATTTCTATATACTGGAGCTTTCATAGTGTGTAATCTGCAGTTATTATAATCTTCGTGATAATACATTAGTCCAACGTTTTCATCTAGAGCCTCGATTTCATCTCTGGAAATTAAACCTTTTGGACAAACAAAATAGAACTTGTGGCAATAGTCAAGATATCCTCGCCATTTTTCGTCTCTTAAAAAATCAGATCTAGAAACTTTTATTTCATAACCAGTGAGCTTTGGATTCTTCCACGATTTTTTTATGGCCAGTCCATCCATGATAAGTAAATCTGAGTTAAAATAAGTTGGGCCTGTTTTAACTTCAAAGAAAATTGTGGATTTATATGAATCGCTGTGATATTGAGATAAAGCCTTTTTGATATCTGTTGCTCTTACTCCATTTTTATTAGTCATTGTAAGTTTCACTCTCCTTAAAATAAATTTATATAATTAATTACTGCTTACTACTCTTAGCTCCGGCTTTTTATCATCAACTGAATTAAATGGCAGCTTCATTTGCTTTAAATTCTTTTTCATCAACTGCAGATCATTGTGCCAGAACCCATATCTTTTTAGTACGGAATTAAACCCTTCAAAATCATGATTTAAAATTGATCTATTCCCCTCAATATCAATAAAGCAGTGACTTAATTCATGATCAATTAGAGCCTTTTGTTTCTCTTGCTCCATATCCCAGAATTGTGGCTCAGCTATTTCAATTAGAAAATCTGCTCCAGTTACAGCATTATACTTTCCGGATACTTTAGTTGCTTTCCCTAACTCAATTTTCCCTTTGGACTTTATTGGTTTATCTCTAAATAAATATACTATTTTCGCTTCTCTTAAGTTTCCATGATATTTATCAATTAACTTATCAGCAATTTTTTTAACTTCTGATGCAGGTCTGTAGTTAGCCATTTTATTTTAATACCATCCTTTCTGCTTCCTTGATTATCTGATCTATTTTAGATTTGGTTAACTGTCTATATTTTTGTTTAATATTTCCTTTAACAGTTTTTTTGAAACTACTCACTTTGTAAATATCCCCTAAAGGCTCAGCTAGTTCATAATTGATTCCAAATTCAGTTTCATCAACTTCACTTAAGCTTTCATCCCAACATTGTGGAAGTGATTCTTTTGAGAGTTTCTCAAATTGAAATTTATTTAATTGAGGACGCTCTCTAATTAATTTATTTCTTGAACTCATGATTGCCTCCAAATTTTGTTGCCTTCATAATTTAAATTAATCCCACTTCAATACAAACCCGAATATTATTTGCTTTCAACCTCCTGTCTGATTTCTTCCCAGTATTCTGGGTTATCTGCTCTCATTACGCCCGGAAAAATAATATTATCTTCTCCAAAAATTGTCTCGTCATAAATATACTGGCAAACTGGGCACCAATAGCTATGATTTATCTCTCCTAAATCTACTGAGGTAACAATATTCATTTCAGTACCAGCTGAAAGTTTCCGTAAACAACCGACACATTCATGAACTTTTCTGGTCCTAACTTTTTTGCTCTCTATTATCCTCATTAGCTTTCTCCTCCAGTTTTTTCATTACAGGTATTATCTTTTGCCGGAACTCTGAATATAATGCTGCTCTTTCATCGCTATTAGTGAGCTGCCTGACGTAATTAAGCCTTCTTTGTATTTTTCTCAAATGTGCCGCTTCAATATCTTCCATCATAAACTTGTCCCACCTCTTCAAAATATTTTTTTACTTCCAGTGCAATAGCTCTGCAAATAACAGGACTCACGCTATTGCCAATCATTTTGTACTTTGTAGTCATTGAAGTTGATGAAAAAACATATTCCTCAGGTATACCCTGTAATCTTGCATATTCCCTTGGTGTAAAAGGCCTCAACCCTTTATAACCATTATCATCAAATATAAGGGTTGTAGATCTATCTTTAGCATAATGAGCTACACAGGTATTTCCAATATCATTATCTGTCTTAATGCTTGGTAAGTCCCTGTATTTACCATCAATTCTGTTTTTTATATAATCTGGTATATTAAATTTTGGTTTTAATTCTTTGATATCTTTAATTTTCTGCTGTCGATCATGTAACTGGTGCTGAAATATATCTGGAACTCCCGGAAACTTCTTCCGGAACCCCAGAAAGAATACTCTTTCTCTTTCTAACATAATATCGTGGATTATATCATCTTTTGAAAATTCTTTTGGCTGATATTCTTCATCATCAAATAAAATTTTCTCCATATAATTTGCCATCATCAACCCTCTCCTTTTTCTTCTAGCCATTTTAGATTTTTCGAAAATATCCATATTCTTTTCTATTTGTTCCCGAGACTCCGCTTCACACCACTGGGTATCATCCTGCATATACAAAAGCATTTCT